GATATCAACAGAATGATTACATTGAATTCTGAACAAAAAAGAAAAGACCTCTCGATGCACATCTGCCCTTTACAGCTCGACCTTGTGAAACGTTTGATTATTCGATATTCAAATAAGGGCGATATTGTAATGGATCCTTTCGCCGGTCTTGGCACTGTCATGTTTGAAGCCATAAAAAACGAACGCATAGGATGGGGAATTGAAATCAATTCAGAATCCTTCCATGATGGCAAGGGCTATTTAAAATCGGCAGAATTGAACGTAATGGCACCTAAACTATTTGACTTCGAAGGCGGTGAAAAATGACATTATTACTATCCGGCAGGATCACAAGCGATATGAAAAACTATAAAAAACGCTTTGAGCATTACGAAAATATTTTACAAAGCCTTGGCTATACTATAATAAATCCGGCAAAAAATACATTCCCATTAAATGTAAAAAATATGACAAAAAAGCAGATTTGGAATTACTTTATGAGGATATCGCTTTCTCAGCTTATGATGTCGGACGGCATTTACTTGATGCCGTTTTGGTGGCTAAGTAAAGGCGCAAGATTTGAAGCGTTCACGGCTTGGCGGCTTGATATTCCACGGATTAAAATACAGATTAGCGAGAGACGGGCAGCATGACTAACCAAGAGAATCCAGTAATCAAAGAAGTTCAAATACTAACCACGCCGAAAGGCTGGCGGCTTTTCCGCAATGCTCTCGGCGTCGGCTGGGTTGGTAAATTGATTGATTATGTAAAAGGGATTGCTAGGATTTTAAATGCTCACCGTATATCGTTTGGCTTAACTGATGGCGCGTCCGATTTGATCGGATGGCGCCCGGTTAAGATCACAAAAGAAATGGACGGAAAAACAATAGCGCAATTTTGCGCGGTCGAAGTGAAAACAAAAGCATATCCGACTTTGACAAAAGATCAAAAGAATTTTCTAAAACAGGTCAAGGACGCGGGCGGATATGCAGCGGTTTACAAAGAGGGGAAAGGGTTTATAGATGAAAAATAAATGCCAGACTTGCGGGAAGGAATTTAATGTTGATAATAATGTAATAAAAAAAGGGCAGGGAAAATATTGTTCTAAAAAATGTGCAGGAGAATCGAAAAAAACTAGTTTATTAAGGAAATGTCTTTTATGTGGTAATCAATTTAAAGCAAAACTATGCGATGTAAAAAAAGGAAAGGCTAAATATTGTTCGTACGAATGCTTTATTATATCACGAAATACATTAAAAAAAATATGTAAATATTGCGGAAATGAATTTAAAGCTCAAGTATCTCAAATAAAAAACAACAGAGGTATATATTGTTCTAAAAAATGTAATAATAAATCTATGGAAAAAAATAAAATTAATAAAATATGCTTAGTATGTGGAAAAACATTTATAGTTAGTGAATTAAATATAAAAAACGGAAAAGGAATTTATTGTTCTCGTGCCTGTGCTTCTGAATTTCGCAAAGCTTTATTATCATCAGAAAACTACCTAATAAAAGAATCACAGGAGCCTAGGAATGATTAATCTCCGACCATATCAAGAAGAGCTAATCGAAAAAATACGTGTAGAAATGCGAAAAGGAAAAAAATCTATTCTCGCCGTTTCTCCGACCGGATCGGGAAAAACTGCCTGCTTCACTTTTATGACTGACGGAGCGAAAAACTCCGGAAAACGTGTTTTAGTTTTAGCGCATAGAAAAGAAATTATCGGACAGATTTTGAAAAGTTTTTTCAATAATGGAATAACCGCCGGACAAATTGCATCCGGTAAACATCCGACATCGGATCTTGTCCAGGTGGCCAGCGTTCAAACTTTAATCCATCGGATCGGATCGATCCGCCGTCCTGATTTAATCATAACAGACGAAGCGCATCATAGCACATCACCGACTTATAAAACGATTCATAACTATTGGAAGGATTCTCTTCATGTCGGCTTTTCTGCGTCACCTGAACGGCTAGATGGCGTGGGACTTGGCGATTGTTTTGAGTCGATGGTTTTGGGCCCGTCAATTAAAAATCTTGTTGCCGATGGGTGGCTTGCTTATCCGCGGCTATACAGGCCGCCGAATGAAATAACCGTTGATTACCATTTAAAGCGCGGGGATTTTGACACGCAAGAGCAGACAAATTTTATGAGTCAAAAATCAATTGTCGGCGATGCGATTTCCCATTATAAAAAACACATGGACGGCGAACCGTGCATCGTATCTTGTGCAACACTCGAACATGCTCACCTTATGGCCGCACAATTTACCGCCGCCGGATATCGTGCGAAAGCAGTCTGGGGAAACATGAAAGATGCTGACCGCGAATATGCGATAAATGGCCTCGGAAATGGAAATGTTCAATTGGTCACTTTTTGCGATTTGATCGGGGAAGGGGTCGACGTTCCAATTTTAAAAGGCGTCATCTTATTAAGGCGTACCGCGTCACTTGCGTTATATCTTCAGATTGTCGGGCGGGCATTGCGGCCATGTCCAGGAAAAACGGAAGCGATAATTTTGGATCACGTCGGGAACTGGCATCTTCATGGTCACGTTTTAGCGGATAGGGATTGGAGCCTTGAAAGTAAAAAACGATCCGTTAAGGATATGAAGAACCCGGAAACTACGGCCTGCCCGCAATGTTTCGGAATATGGCCCGGTAAGATTTCAAAATGTCCGGCATGCGGTTTTGAGTTTAAAGAGGCCCCGCGTAGAGAATCAAAACCGATTGAAGTTATTGAAGGTGAATTGATCGACGCGGGACTAGATGAAAACGAAGCCGAACAAGAGGCGCTTTTTATTCGCAACTGTCAGACGATGGACTCAAAGACAAAACAAAAAGCGATTCTAGGCCGCGCTTTTTCTCTCGCCGTCCACGGTGATAAAGGATTGCAGACATTGCAGGCCCTGGCCGAAGCGGTCGGATATAAACAAGGGTATGCCCGTTGGGCATGGGATTACGTAAATAATACCAGAAGGAAAACGGGATGATACAAATTACCGAAGTAAAACATCTAGGCAAGTCGAAAAAATGGATTCAAGAGCCGGATGAGTTTTTCAAACACATGACGGCCAATGTAAGGCATAAAGTCGAATCAAAGGAAATCGGGAACGTTGTTCTAATGGTTTGCCTTGATTGCGCGATTTCATGGGAAACTGAAATAGGAGTTTAGGAAATGGAAAAACAAATAATTGACCTTGGATTTGTAAACAGTTGGGGCGGATACGATAACGCGCCGGAAGCCTATAAAAAATGCCGAGAAGACATTGAGCAAGGAAACAAGCACGAAATCGAAGGAATCACTTTAGGTCGATGCTATCGAAAAACTATTTGTTATACGTGCGGGATTTCATGGTCGATTGATTCCAGTGATTAGGGGGAAATGTGAAACGATACGATAAAATAAAAGATTTTCACGCATCTCGACGCCTTGGCGTCGGCGCTTCGGATATCCCGATTCTCGCCGGGCTTACAAAAAAATATAATTCAACTCCGCTGACTTTATGGCGTCAAAAAGTCGGACTAGACGAACCATGGGAAGGAAACGCCAATACGTACTGGGGAAAAAAAGAAGAGTGCTTAATTCTTCATGAGTTTATTTCTCAAAGAATCAGCGAGGAAATGGCCGATGATTTTCTGCCTTACTACATGCGGCAAAAATCCTACATGGGAAATTATAGCTACACAGAGGCGCACCGAAAAGACAAGCCTTTTTGCTTTGCACATGCCGACTTAGTGACAGAGCACTACCCATGCGAAATCACAAAAGAAATCGATGGCGAGATAATCATCGAACCGTCTTTTGAAGAGGTAATCGTCGAGGCCAAAACTACAGGAGCCATGGCCGGGAAACGCCGAAAAGGCCAGATTTTCACCGGTTACGATCCCGACGATTTAAGCTATCAAGGAATCCCGGATGCGGTTTATCTACAGGTCCAATGGCAGCTTTTTTGCTATCATATAAAAAAGGCTTTTGTTGCCGTAAAAATCGACCAGGGCGATTTTCGCATCTATGGGCCGATTATTGAAGACCTGAAAACTCAACAAAATTGTTTAGCCTTAGCGGAGCGGTTTTGGCGTTTGGTTGAAAATAAGACTCCGCCTTCCCCGGAAACTTGGAACGATATCCAGATTCTATGGCCAGATCAAAATGACACTTCTGCCATGATCGGCGGGGATGACGAAATCAGAGTCAAGAAAATGATCCAAAAATACGGGCGGATTTCTGAAAGGATCAAAGAATTGAATGAAGAAAAAGAAGACATAAAAAATGCCGTTGGAATACTCATCGGAGAAAATGAGGTATTGCGTTCGGCTTCGGGTGATGATTTGGCAAAATCATACAAAAAAGAAAAGTATACTATTTCATACAAAAACGCCTTGAAAGCGGCTCCAGATATCGTAAAAAAGCTAGAAGACGATGGACTTATAAAAAAGTCAGAATGGCGCGAAATTCGGCTAAAAGGTGAAAAATAACTATTGACAGCCGGTTTTTTGCGTGTATACTATAGTATATTAGAGTATAGAGAGGAGCCGAGAGGATGACCGACCAAATCGACAAGATTAAAAACCAACTTTTACAAGATGCCTTTAATCGTCATCCAGGCCAGAAATTGGAGCCTATGCCGCGCCTAAAAACTCTCGAGGACGGATTTGATATCGTCGATTTTTTGGGAATTGTGAAATTTGAATATCACGTTCCTGGCGATCCATCTTCGAAATGTTTAGCGCGTCATATTCGTGATGGTAGTATTTATGCGGAGGCCTAAAGCGGCCTATATGAATCGTTGATTCATGGGTTGCATGGTTTCTACTTTGTTTTTATGGTTTGGATTGTGGATTTGGCGGAAAAGCCCGCCTATCGCGTGTAGATAGTTCTACTATGATTTTTAGGATCAAATGAGGTGCAATTCCTCAGCGCGATAAAGGGACACAAAAACAATCACCATGTTTCATGCTGGGGTTGTATGGAAAACCTTATAACTGACGCCGGGGTATATAATCCGGTCATGTGCGGGAGTCGATCAGAAGTTCCTTTGACCGCACAATTTTTTTTAAGGAAATAAAATGCAAGATCCAAAAATTACCGTTACCGGCAACAAAATGACAATCGAAATTGACCTTGACGAAAAAGGATCACCTTCAAAATCAGGAAAAACAAATGTTATTTCGTCCACTCATGGAAATCGAACAGTCAAAACAGAATCCGGCGATGTGGTCGTCGGGCTTAACGTTTATAGGAGAATTTAATGTCAGATAAAAATCAGGTCGCAAAAAAAGAAAATCAAACAGAAGCCGAATTTTTTTCCTTGGCAAACGTAGGAAGAAAAGGCCTTGAGGAAATGATGTCGAAAATGGAATCTGACATTATGCATGTTGCCGCCAAAAGCGTCAGGGATGCCGGATCAACTTGGACTCAAAGGGCGATTGTCTGGATTTCGAATAATGACGTGATCCGAGACGTGATATCAACGAAGACCGGGCTTTTTTCAGTTTATAAAGCCCTGTCCGATGCGGCTATCATGGGGCTTCAACCTGGCGGGCTCTATCCTCATTTTTATCTATCGAAAAAAGAAGGCAAAGCCGTCATGGTTCCATCGGCGGAAGGTCTGGCTTTTTGTGCTACGCACGGGGATGGCGCGGTTCTTCAATATGAGCCAGAAATCATTCCCGTCTACGATAAAGATGAATTCCGAATCGACATGGCAAATCGAATAACGGTTCACAATTTCGAGCCGTTCAAAGACAGGGGCGCGTTGGTCGGTTGGTATGCCGAATTGGACTATATCAACGGACGGCGCGAGATCCCATTTGTAACACAGGCCAAAGTCAAAGACATAAACGAAAAATATTCGACGATGAAATCTTCAAAAGGCGATTTGATGCCAGCATGGGCCAAGTCAGAATTTGAAATGTGGAAAAAAACGGCGGCCAAGTATTTACTGAAAAAAGCCGTCATGGAAGCGAAAGGCCTGGCAATGGTTGCATCGAATTATTATGATGAACCGCCTATCGAAGATATTTCTTCCAGGACTTCCGACCGTCTGAATAATCAGGCTGAAAAAATGAAACCAGCGGAAACCGTCGAAGACATTCCCGATCCAGAAGAAAAAAAAGCGCCAATAATCGGACGCGAAAAAAAAGAAGGTGATTTATTTTGAAACCTGATTTATCACCTAAGGAATTTTCGGAGCTTGTCCCTTGTTGCGTGATCACGGTTTATCGGATGATTAAGAGCGGGCGAATTGAAGCCCGCAAAGATTGGAAAGGTAACTATCTGATTAAAGAGTCAGAAATCAAAAAGATAAAGGGGAAATGATATGGAAAAATTAGAATACGATATTACCGCAATGCTAAACGAAAATTCACGCTTGAAATCAGAAAATAAGCAATTAAAAAACGAAAACGAAACTCTAAGAAATATCATCGTAGCCGATAAACAACAAAGCGAAAAAATCCTTGCGGTTATTAAGTCAATGAAAAAAGACCTTTCAAGGATGGGCGTAATATGAAATTAAACATAAAAATACGATTTAGAAATACAGACGAACTTGAAGAAGAAATCGATTCAATAAGATCGAATATCGAAAGTATTTTATTAGAATCGTTTAATAAAATATTTGAATTAGTAAAAGATGATTATGAAATTGAAATTGTCGAAATCGATTCAACTCTTAAGGAAATTGCACGATGAAAAAAAATACAAAAGCCGCGATTGCGGCTACAATATTTCTTCTTATCGTGATTCCTTCCACGTTGTCAATAGTCCATGCCATTGATATAATCGAAGAAAATGCTTATATCGATGGAATCATCGAAGGGGAGTCTCATGATCGTTGACATTAATTCCGGTGTATTGGTCGGGCGTATTGTACGTGATGCAACTATAAAAGAAATTGACGGAAAAACAATCGTATCGTTTTCGATTGCTTCAAATAGTTTTAAATCATCGGAGCCAAATTCAACTTGGACGAATTTCATTGATGTTGAAGACTGGGGATGCCGGATCGGGCCATATTTGACAAAAGGAAAGCGCGTCGCCGTTTCTTATTCTCTTCGTCAAGATCGGTTTGAATGTCACGGAGAAAAAAAAGAACGGGTCAAAATCCTGGCGCATCATGTCCAGTTATTGGACAAGAAGGAAAAAGATGAACAGACGGAGTTCTAAAAATCAACTTCATGAGATTATTGAAAACTGGATAGAAACCGCTTCGGAAAGTAATCTTGAAAACCATGTTTTTCATTTTACTGTTTTAAAAAAAGTTTTAAAATTTGATTCTGCCCCTGAAGGGCAGGAATTCAATAATGCGTTTGATTTTCTAAAAACAAAATGCAAAGAATCGGAAAAAAGAAAAATCCTCATAGAAGCACTTGAAAACATAAAAGGCGCATGGATCGCGCAAATGAAATCAGAATCTTTTGCAACCGATCCGGCTCAAGCTGATTTATTTTAGGGGGAATTTATGATAGACGCGTTTTTGTTGGGGCTCATGGTTGGTTTTTGTTTATTTACATTAAGCCTTAAATCATGGGTAAAAGAAAAAGCCGAAAAACGAGATACTATTTTGATGGATGGTAAAAAATACAGAATATCAGAGGTGCTTGAATGAAAGACCGCGGCGCACAAATCGGACAATATCAGATCATCGACGGAACCGGATATTTTGTCCTGAACAAATCCGGGACGCTTACTAAAATCGGAAAAGCTCTTCCGTGGTGGTGGCAGTTTTATTTTGCTTTAAAAAAGAATGTTACCGAAGCCGAAGTCCGGGAAGTTCAAAAAAAACATAATCGATGAAAAAATATATTTTAAATTCCAGTATATTTTTTATCGGTTCAGTTTTCGGCCTTGTGGTCGGTGTAATGATAGGAGTCGTTTTCGTTTGGCTGACAATTGGCGCGGCAGTTTACAACGCGAGGGCCGATCAATATCAATATGATAGAGCGCTTTTTTATGGTGATATAAAAGTAGAATAGAGAAATGACGATGATTGAAGAAATGGAAAAGAATCAAAAATATTTCCCTGATTATGGATATAGTTCACCAAAGAGAACGCGTCAAGAATGTATCAATCCGGCTTTCAAAGATCATAATCTTCATAGAATTGGATATTTTAAAATTCAAAAACATTATAATATTTATGGATTGCCTGGATATGTAGCCGTGGCAAAATGCGTCAATTGTGGGCGCGTTTTTAATAATGATACACTTTTTCATAAGGAGTTACCAAAATGAAACACTTCACGAAATACGGCGCATTGCAAGACGCAGTTTATTCTCAAGTCAATAATCCATCTGAAGAGCAGATCCGAAAAGACGATATCGAAGACCGCGCAAAAATTACCGCGTCACTAAAATCATTCGGAATTTCAGATTCGATTATCGCAAAAGCGATGCAAGCCATGGGCGGATATCTTGAGACATGCGGCCCGACAGCGGCGACTATGGGAGTTCACGCAATCGGGAAACTTGGCACTTTTGAATGTCCAGGATTTTATAGTCCACAACCTGAACAAATTGCCGCCGATTGGTTTAACGATCCGCGCAATTATCCTATTATGCGTAAAATCAGGCCAGAGACAGATCCTGCAACATGGGCAGGAAATCGCATTCCGCAGTTTTATCCCGCGATGGTCAAAGACGTTTTCGATGTCACGGCTATTTTTGCATGGGATAAGTCGTATGAATATATTTCAAAATGGATTAAGGAAAATTTCTCGTTTTTGGCTTGCTTCAAAGAATCGGATATTAAAAAAGTGCCAGGGCATTTTTTTACCGTTGTCGGCTTCGACGATCAAACCGGAAATATTATTTACAATGACCCCTGGCCGGGGAATTATTATCCAGCGCGATATTATGGCACGTCGGCGATGAATCGGGAATTGACTCAAGCCGAATGGCAGGAGAATGTCGAAGGCTATACAGTGAGGATCGGATGAAAGTCTATAAGCACAAAATAAGAATGAATGGGAAATATTATTATCCAGTTTATAAAGACGAATGTGTCACGTCAATTGATTTCGTTAATAGCGTATTTTATGTTTTATTCTATGATGATTTAGAAGGCGGAAATGAAACCAGAGTCAAGAGCCTTTTAAAGCTAGAATGGAAAGAATGTGAGGGATTACAAGAATCATCGGTCGAAGAAATAAGTACTACAAATGAAAAAACAATGGAAGAATTATATCAGCTCTGGAATAATGATAAAGAATTTAACCATGAAGCAATAAGATACGCAAAAGAAAGATGTGTAAACAAAAACGATATCCCGATTTGGTTTGGGCAGTTTTGTCAAGGGTTTATACTTAATGGAGGTAAAATAAAATGTTAAATAATGACCAAATAATAAAAAGCAGTTTTTCAGTAGAATATACTCATGAGGGAATGTATCCTGAAAATTATCTTCTTGAAGTATTTCTTCATAAATTACCTATTGAAACGGATCAAGTAAAAGGAATAAAAGGATTTTACGATATAACAAATAAAACTCCAGGAGTTCATTTTTATATCGGCGAGCCTGTTGAGCTTGAAACAATAGTTCATGAGTCGATGCACGTGACTTTGGATTTTTTCAGACGGATAGGATTATCCATAGGAGAATTAACAAAGGTGCAAGAAGATTTTGACAGCTTAGGAGAGGAGCTTGTGGCTCTTTATCAATGGGAGTTTATCGAAGGGATTAAAAAGATTATTGATGGAGTAGAAATCTATGGAAGACTATAAACCACTCAACATCGAGAAAACAGAATCCGTCCTATACGAAATTTTAGAAGAGCGCAAAAACCAGCATGACAAATGGGGTGAACAAAATCACCCGATCATTTACGGCGATCAAAAAAATATAGACAGGATTAATCGGTTATATTTTGATAAGGCCGAGGCTCAAAAATACTCGAATAATAAGCCCGACCTTGACCATCCGATTTCATGGCTTGAAATCATAGCCGAGGAGTTTTGCGAAATATTCGCGGAATCCGACTTTAAAAAGCAACGCGCCGAACTGGTCCAGATGGTAGCCGTCGGGGTTCAGATGATCGAAAATATTGATAGGAGACTCAGAGATGCCGAACAATAAATCAAAAGGAATATCCTTTACCGTTACAATAGAAGAATATGAGAAAATATTACTTAATGCCCGCGCTCGCGGGCTAACTCCTTCCCAATTCTCGAAGATGGTTATCTTTGAAAAGCTCAATAAACACAGTTCTAGCGGTTCAATGGCAAAATTACACGCAAAAGCAGAATAAACTCAATACAGGCTCGGCCTGAGGTCTTTAAAACGATTTTAAAAGTATATCTTTGACGGTATTTCAAGCGGTTTTTAAATAAGTCCGAAAAATACCGTTTTTTTATGCTTTTTTATAAAAATAAATGCCGTTTTCTTCTATAAAAGCATAAAAATAAGTTGACAAACCAAAGCGCTTTGGTTATATTTAGAGCATAAGGCATTAGCCAAGGGGGCAATATGAAATTTTTTAAGACAGAACAAGAAGCCATGGAATGCGTAAAACGAAGAAATCAGGCTTTCGTCAAATACCATAAAAACGAAACTTTCTGCATGGTCGACGGCCCGGACAACGATTTTTGCGTAATGACAGTAGTCGAAGCAATCGAAAACGAATTTTCCTACAAATGGACAGTATAAGGGGGATCAATGTCAAAGAATAAAGCGGCTCAAGAACTGGGCGCAAAAGGCGGGCGCGTAAAGTCACCAGCTAAATCACAAGCGGCCCGCGAAAACGGAAAAAAAGGCGGAAGACCGAAAAAGGAGAAAAAGACGAATGAAAAAGATTGATGGCTATTATGTCGACGAAAACGGCAACAAATGGGATTGCGATTTGTACACCAAAATCGAATCGGAAGAAATATCGAAAAAAATGATTAACTGCAAAGACTGTATAAATTGCGTTTCGTGCGTTTCGTGCCGTTCGTGCGTTTTGTGCGATTCGTGCCGTTCGTGCGTTTCGTGCGTTTCGTGCGTTTCGTGCGTTTTGTGCGTTTCGTGCGTTTCGTGCGATTCGTGCCGTTCGTGCGTTTCGTGCGTTTCGTGCGATAATTTTCCTCAAAACCCCCGCCGGTATACCGGCGAAATAATGGGGAGTCGAGAATTGCAGACGACAACATACTGGCTTGATGATAAAAATCAAGTTGTATGTGGATGCTTTCGCGGAACTCTCTATGAATTCGTCGATCGCGTAGAAAAAATCTACGGCGACAAACTGCACGGGGTCGAATATAGAAAATATATCAAAATCGTCAAAACGATTATGGAGATGGAAAAATCAATCCCTTTAATTGTAAAAGAATAAATAAAACAGGCCCCCATTTGGGGCCCTTCTCTAATTTGTGTGTCAGCTCAACGGCTGCTTTTATTTACTTTATGATATCATGGCCGGGCTGGATGTCAAGATTTTTTCATATTCAGAAAATACTATATATTACGTAATTTCAAAATCATTTCTCCTGTCCTCATTATAAGCCCTTGATTTAATATCATTTACTGAGAGCATGAATTTTAACAAAAGTTCATTGTTTTCTGTTAAGCAGACGATCACATCATCCTTTTTTCGTAAATGCAGTTGGTTGGCAAACGCCTTTGGAATAATCACGCATAGTGACGATTTTCCAGACACTCCTACCCGCGCTTTCAGTTCTCCATAATTTCGACCCATAAAAACCCCCTTAAAAATGCAATTTCTAACACATTGTAACACAATATAAACAATATAGCAACCATTTTATAAACATTTATATATGTATGATGTAAAGCGGTAACAATTTAATAAAAAATGTCTACAATATATATTAACTTGTTCAGACATTTTAACAATGCAGAAAATGTTATATATAAACATGTTAACATGTAAAAGGTATATTATCTAAGCAATGTCATTTCTTACACACACCCCTTTTTTCTTACACCTTCTTACACCATTTTGACACCTAATACAACATACTAATTCTAAGTAATATATATAAATAGGTAATATACTACAACTAAGTGTCAAAGTGCTTATACACTTTTCCACATGCGCGAGGGAGCTATTTACTAAAAAATTTATATCGTTCCCCATGATTTAGCGAATGTTTTTGTAAGCACTGCTGACAAACGCCGTTTATTGTTTGCAACTCTATATAATATATAGACATCATGTGTAAGAAAATGTGCTTAAATGCTGCTTAAAAAATAAGCATATATATAAAAATATATATGTATAATAAATCATACAAAAGGTACTGTGCTCAAATATTACTTTAAATGGGTTGTCTGCATGACCCCGAAACTCTTACATCATATAGAATTTCATATATAGTTAAATAGAAAGGCTGACTTGTTAAATCAATAAATCTGTTTTACTATCCAACATGGGAGCCAATATGACACTAACGAAATCGGATTTTTCAAAAAGATATGGAGTGACCCGCGCCGCCGTGACTATGGCCGTGAAGCAGGGGAGATTAAAAACCACACAAGACGGAAACATAAATGAAAGCCATGCGATTAATCAAGAATGGATTTCATCGCGTAAAGATAAAAAGATCCATCCAGTTAAAAAAAAACAAAAAGTAAAAAAGCCTGAAGAAAAAAAAACTGTAAAAGAAAAAGTAAAAACAAAAAGAGTTCTAGTTGATAATAATGACGATGACCTGGACGATGATTCTCTTGTATATCTAAAAAAAGCCGATGCCGAATTGAGATATAAGCGGGAACAGACTCGAAGCGTTAAGCAGAAAAGACTAGAAAGCCTTGGCTTGCTTATCGAAAGGGAATTGGTCCGTCAGGTATTCAGTAAGTTTTCCGCTGAAATTAAAATGCGGCTCTTGGGAATGCCGAAAATTATGGCCCCGCGAATTGTTGCCATGGTAAAATCAGGGGAAAAGAATAATACCGTTCAAAGTCTTTTAGAGGATGAAATATCCAAAGCATTAAATGCAGCCTATGAAGTTCTACAAAAAGCAGATTTAGGAAATGAACCAGAATAAAAATAAGAGCCTCAAAAATATAATAAGTCACGAAGATAAAGAAGATCAAATCGAATGGTTAAAAGACCTTCTTGATATATGCCCGCGTGAAATAAATAGAAAGTCAGTTTCTCAATGGGCTACAGATAAAAGAATATTACTTCCAGGATTAACTCCATATCCTGGCCCGTTTCGATGGGAAGTTGTCCCGTATGCAAAAGAGATAGCGGATTGTTTTTCTGAAGACTCACCTATTCAAAAAGTAGCGATCATGAAAGGCGCACAAATTGCCATGACCGTCGGCGTTTTGGAAAATATATTAGGATATACCATAGACCACGATCCAGGGCCGACAATGTTTATATCAGGCGATAAGGAAATGGCGGAGACTGCCATCGAATTAAGAATTGACCGCATGCTTGAATCAGCCGGAATTGCGCATAAGATATTTTCACAGACAGAAAAAAAACACGGCAGGAAAACAGGGGATACAAAAAGCAAGAAAGAATTTCCCGGCGGGTTTCTTTTGCCAGTCGGTCCAAATACAGGCGCGAAGCTTCGCCAGTTTTCAGTTCAAAAAATATTATTCGATGAAGTCGATGCATATCCGGCGGAAGTCGGGGAAGAAGGCGATCCTCTTATTTTGGCCGAAAGACGAACGGACGCATTCGAGAGGACTAGGAAAATATTATATATCTCGACTCCTCTAGTCGACGGGTCAAGCCGGATAAAAACGCTTTACGAAAACGGAGATCAGCGCAAGTGGTTTGTACCATGCAAGCATTGCGGAGAAATGCAAGAATTAAAGTTTGATAATCTTAAATATGAACAAGATGAAAAAGGTATTTTGATTTGGGATTCCGTCCGGTATGAATGTGAGTATTGTTCCAAGCCATGGAAGAATGATGATAAGATCCATTTTCTAGGAAAAGGAGAATGGCGGCCAACATCGCAAGCGATAGAGCCAAATTACAGATCATATCATTTAAGCTCGTTATATTCTCCGGTAGGGTTTAGATCATGGGAGTCGATTGTCCAGGAGTGGATTGGAATTAAAGGCGATCAGTCGAGGCTCAGAACTTTTGTGAATACTGTTTTAGGTGAAACATACCAGGAGCGCGGGGAGGCTCCGCCTTTTGCTATGATCATGCTAAAGCGCGAAGATTACAAAGTCGGGACGTTGCCAGAAGAATCAAAACCGTTATTGATAACAATGGCGGCAGACGTACAATCCGACCGCATAGAGGCCGAAGTAGTAGCATGGGGAAGGGATAAAGAATCATGGTCAATTAATTATTTTGTATTCTATGGCGATACGAACGATTTGATGTCCGATGCATGGCAAGGATTATCAGAGGCGTTGACTTCGGAGTATTGCGGGAAAAATGTAACGATGGCATTTATTGACGCGGGATATCGAACTTCGACAGTGTATCAATTTTGTGAACAGTTCCCGGCCGGGGTATTTCCAGTAATGGGAGAATCATCGAACGCTTACGGGAAAAAATATTTTACATTGCGAGACGTTGCCGGGTTTTCAGTCAAGCGCGTAGATATTCAGACTAGTATTTTTAAATCAGAGCTTTACGGATATTTACAAAAAGGGAAACCAGAAGAAGGGAATAGTTATCCGCTTGGGTATTGTCACTTCCCCGTAGAGTATGGGGAAAAGTATTTTCAAATGCTCACGGCTGAGAAAAGAATACCAGTGCGAACAAAGACGGGACAAACGAAACTTGCATGGGTACAGGTGCGAGATAGAAATGAGGCTCTTGATATCAGAGTTTATAATATGGCCGCGCTCTCGTTTATTGCAGACACGTTGCAAGCTGAGATTATGCCGGATGAAGAGCGGCTTGACTGGCCGACGTTTTGGGATTTAATCGAATCGACAAATAAAACTTGACAAGATTATACTTATAGATGTACTATCCGATTAATGAGATCAAGCACGGCAATTCAAGCAGACCTTAACGCCGCTTATTCCATCCGCTTAAAAGCTATGGACGCGCAGAGCTACATGCATGACAGCGGCCAGGGCAAGCAGTCAGTAACCCGTGCGAACTTATCAGAAATAAATAAAACAATAAACCTGCTAGAATCCGAATTAGAAACCGCATTAGCTGAAGAAAGCGGATCATCTGGAATTGAATTTCCAAAGTTTGAGAGGGATTGATATCAGCGCGAAAATGAAGTTTACGGAAAAAGTAAAACTTGCCGCCGCCGTTATGACAGATAAAGCCATAGGCTGGAGTTCAAACGGTGGATATAAAAACTCTCAATTATTCGACGGATCGAAGTACAAAGGCGCGATGAGTTATCCTAGTACATGGGGAATGGATAACCAAGTATTGAGAGATCGAAGCAAGAAATCATATTTTGAAAGTTCACATGCCCGCGCTATGCTTGGCCGGTTAAATGACAACGTAATTAATGACGGTTTAGTTTTACAATCAACTCCAATATGGGAACTCTTGGAAGGTTTAAGTTTAAGACCTGAAGATAAAATGAAAATCGTTCGAGATATTGAATTGAGATTTCATTTATTCATGCAGTCAAAAGAACTGGACGCATCCGGGAAACAAAGTGGATACGAGTTCCAGGGATTTGTAAATTTAAACGAAATGAAAGAAGGCGAAATAATCGGGATTTTAAGATATCAGGATGACTCCAAAAGAATGTCGCCGTTATCTTGCCAGTTGATTTTGCCGGATCAAATACAGACTCCGCTAGATAATCCTGCTATCGAATCCGCAAAAGCCGCAGGGCGCAGAATTGAAGACGGGATAGAAATAGATTCGGCTGGAAAAGAAATCGCTATTCACGTAATGGACCCGATCACTTTTAAATCAAAACGTATTCCCTGTTTTGGAACGACTCGCCGGTTTGTAGTTCACCCGATGATATCCGATATTCTCGGATCGATGCGCGGTACTCCAATACTCGCGCCAGTTGTCCATGAACTCGAAAAGATAACAGATTACGAAGTAGCCGAAATCGAAGCCGCAGTTTTAAATGCTTGTATTGCTACATGGATTATTCCATCGTCTGACAAGAATGCATCGAGAGTGCTTGACGGAATTAAGAATGCAAATAAAACAGCGGCCAATGATTCGCCAAATACCGAAAGTTCACAAACTACATTTTCAAAGCCCGGCTGGTTTGTTCAAAACTTAAAAGCCGGTGAGCAGATTTCAAGCTTCTCATCATCAAGGCCGAATGTAAACTTTAAAGGGTTTATAGATGCTGTCATGGAATCCGTATCAGCCTCATTAAGTATTCCAATTGAAGTATTGCGCGAAAGTTTCAATGCCAATTATTCGGCGTCAAGGGCATCGCTACTTTTATTTTGGAATAAGGTCATAAAAGACCGCGCACATTTTGAAAGTCAATTTTTAAATGTGATATTTGAAGCATGGCTTGATGAAGAAGTGCGACTGAATAAAATTAAACTCCCTGGATATAAAGAAGGGAACGCTCTTATCCGTCATGCTTGGCTTGATTGCTCATGGATAGGCAGAAGTTACCCGTCAATTGATCCAAAGAAAGAAGCCGATGCCGCCGATGTTCGCATCGCCGCAGGTGCAACAACGCGAGAGCGTGAAGCCCAAATATATAACGGATCAGATTTTAATGATAATTGTGCAAAGCTGAAAATGGAAAATGAAAAACTAGCAGAAGCTAATAAATCAACACAGCCGAAAGAACAAATTCCGATTATTGAAAACACGAAAGACGACATCGAAGACGAAACAAAAAAAGACGGGGGCGATGATGACAATTGAGATTGCCATATTATTTAGCGTAATTACCGTGACACTAAGCATAGCAGCGTTTTTCCTTGGCCGTATAAAAGACGCAGAAGATCGGGGAGCCTTAAAGCAAAGAGTTGTCGACCTTGAGGTCAGGGCTGATAAAACCGATGCAAAGATGGATCGTATTCTTGAAAAATTAGATTTAATAGGATCAAAACTATCCGACCTTGTTACATCTCATAATCATATTACTTCTGGTAATAATAATTGTGCGATGGAAAAACTATAGGAGATACTATGACTGGATTTAGAAATGGCCAAAATAAAAATGTCGAAGCGTTCGTTGACGAAAGCGGATTCTTAGGACAAATAGAATACGCTCACGCTAGAGTTCACGAGGGCGTATTATACGAATTTCATTTTGAATCACTCGACCTTGATACCGCAACACCTAAAACAATATTATTACAAACAGGCGCAAAGACAGTCCACTTGTTTTATGAATTGCAAGCACTTGGCGCAAGGGTTCAATTTCAAATATTTGAAGGGCCAACTATTACAGCCGCAAGTGAGTCGGCTGAAATAGTTCCGTCAAATCTTAATAGAGCTTTGGCCGCTTCTGCAGTTGCGTTGACTTCAAAAATATACGCAACATTTACAGCAACAGCGGACGGGACAGAAATTGCAGGGGCAAAAAGACAAATACTTGCATATTCAGGCGGAGTATCCCGCATTAATTCAGTGGCAAGACAATCAGCGGAAAGAGTTTTGAAAGCAAATACAAAATATCTTTTAAGAGCAACATCAGCCGCTAATGATGCAGTATTTACTTTTGATGGAACTTTTAACGAAGTATAGGAGTTGATTTATGTCAGATAATACAGAAATTAAAGGCGAAGTTTTAGAAACCACTGAAGAAAAACCAGGACGCGCTAAAACATTGTCATTGATCGGCCAGATTATTATGGCATTATGGATTGCCGGATGGTCTGCTTATAAGTTTATCACGAACCCGACCGGAATACAGATCGATGATATTATATTTTCTGGCGTAGGTATTGCATCTAGTTTCTCGCCGGTGTATGTTTCGATTATTATGGACAAGATAAAAGAAATTAGATTCGGGGGCAAATAATGAAGTTGTACTTGATGGAAAAATCATATTTCGATCAACTCCAGGCCGACAGCGCAGAAATTAAACTCATGGCCGGTTCAATGCTTCATGATGAAATGCTCAAAGCGAAAAAAGATTTTCTTGATTCTATGGCCGCCGCCGGTACTATTTTCTTGACCCCTCACGGAAATGAAACTGTCAAATTATCCGTAGTCGATGGACGCGCTCAGATTCCGATCATGGGAGAGCTGACTCCAATTGCTGAAAAAGATATTTGCGGCGGGTACACTGCAAACGCCTTGACGGAATACGGATTTATTCAGGCCGCGATTAAGGCCGCCGAATCTGATGATAAAATTACCGGAATCGATTTCTTGATTAATTCTCCAGGCGGTTATGTTCATGGAGTTGATGCCGCTGCTCAAGCAATTGCCATGACTTCGTTACCGACAAAAGGATACATCGCTGATATGTGCGCCTCTGCTGCATTCTGGCTTGCGTCACAGATGGATGAACTCGAAGCATTTGGGCCGATGTCAAGGATTGGTTCTATCGGCGTTATTTGTGAAGAATATAACGATGATGAGAATCTAGCCGCGCAAGGAATCAAACATAATGTGTATACTTCGACCGATGCGCCTGAAAAATACGCAGATACAAATACTCCTGAAGGTAGAAAAAAGATCGTTGCCGACCTTGACCAGTTACATAAAGTATTTGTTTCCCGCGTATCCACCGGACGAAATGTATCAGAGGAAACAGTCAATAAGAAATTTGGTAAAGGCGGGCTACTCATGGCCGCCGATGCCGTTAAAGTTGGAATGATTGACGCCGTGAAAAACGAAAGAATAGATCGACGCGCAAATCAAGATATCCTCGTTGTTAACGAGGCAGCCGGATCACCGGCGAAAAAAACAAAGGGAGAAAAAAAATTGAATACCCTTGAAGAACTCAAAGCCGAACATCCCGAACTTTACGCGCTGGCATTAAAAGCAGGGCGTGAAGAAGGTATCCAGGCTGAACGAAAAAGACGGGATGATTTTTCCTACTGGAAGAACGTCAACGCCGAAACAGCCGCTATTGCAGAAGAAGCAATCACAAGCGGGAAATCATATGACGAAATGGCTGCACGTCTACAGGCAGCCGGGGCAAAACAGAAAACCGATATTGCGGCTACTGAAAACGCGCCGGATGTTGGAAGCGCAACCTACGAATGGGTTGCATCTGTAGACGACGAAACAGCCGCAAAATCTGCCGGAATGACAATCGAAGAATATAAAAAATATTCTAAGCTTGCCGAATCTGGAAATTATAAGGGGGCAAAATAAATGGCCGCACTTACAGCCGCTCGCGATGTCGAGTTTGAAGGGGAACAAGAAGAAATTTCCCCAAAAGTTGCCGCTTCTGATATTTACTATAAGGGCGGGATTCTTGTTTACACTTCAGGTTATGCCGCCGCTCCAAGCGATGCCGCAAATCTTGAAGTTGCCGGAGTCGAATCCGGAATCTGGGAAGATGGGGACCGTGTCGATGCAAAAACAATCGCCGCGTCAACTTATACTCGCCAAAAATTGCGCCGTGGCAAAGTCTGGATTCCGGTCGAAAATTGCGCTCAGACTGATGTCGGCGTAATTCACTATGTCCTTGACGATTCCACAATGACAAAAACCGCCAGTTCAAAAACTGTAGGTTATCGCGCACTTGATTTCAAAACAGGAAAACTACTGTTTGATTTCAGAAATCCCGACAGAATCGCATAAGGAGGTTTGGCGAAATGTTTAATCCTATTGTAATTGAAAAAGGCCTTAATGCGAATTTTGCAAAGGCCATGGTTGAGTTCCTTGCCGCTCGTCAATTATCCCCCGGACTTACCAGGGCGATTTTTGAAATCATGTCAAATGGAGCTTACGAGAAACTCGGATGGGTCGGGGCAATGCCGACTGTTCAACAGTGGCTCGGTGAGCTTAAAGCAAAAGAATTCGAGAACTACGAATACCAGATCAAAAACAAAGACTGGGCATCCGCAATTCTCGTCAACGAAAATGACATCGATGATGATCAGCTTGGAGTTTATGCAAAATTTCCGGCAATGCTCGTCAAACGTTTACTCGCCCATGCTGAAGCTCAAGCAATTGCGCTTTTGAATGGCGGTGAAAGCGGACTTGCATTCGACGGTGTTGCATTCTTCTCGAATGCTTCAGGCGTTCGCAAAATCGACAACTTGCTTGCCGGAACTGGTACGTCATTGGCTCAAATGGCCGCTGACCTTACGGCAGCAAAAGTTGCCATGGCAAAATTCACCGATGATCAGGGCGAAGCTTTGAACATCAAAGGCAATATGATTGTTTGCCCTGTTGCCATGGAAGACAATTTTTTGCGCCTTGTAAACTCAAAAGCCGATCCATCAGCGACAGGCGGAACGGATACATATAATCCGTTTGCTGGAAAGTTTGAAGTAATCGGAGATCCAAGACTTGACGCCGTAGACGTTAATAATTGGTATCTTCTGGCAACAAACGAAATCATGCAGCCGATAGTTGCATCGGTAAGACAACAGGCCAAAAACAGATTTGAGAAAAAGAACAATACGAAGACTTGGATTTGGTCCGCTGATTATCGCGGCGATGTTGGTTACGGTTTACCTCACCTTGCGGTTAAAACGGTGAACTCGTAAAATGAAATCATCCGTGTTGATTGTCGGGAATGGGATTTCTCGGCTTGCGTATACAAAGCAGATTCTCGCTTTTGACGGCGAAGTTTGGGCCAGTAATTACGCATTCCGAGAGTTTTCCAAAAAGCTGACGCGATTAAACGGGCATGATAAATGCTTGGCCGAAGCGCAAAACTGGAAGGATCAACACGGATGTACTTTCGATATTTACGCGGGGCCAATTGCTAAAAAACGCCCTGATTGGAAATCGTTTTCCGTCGGGGCGAAATGGCATCGAGATTCCGGGACAACTTTAATCTGTGAAGCTTTAAACTTGGGATTAAAAATTGAAGTTGTCGGATTCGACCTTGGCGGCCCGGACGTTTACGCGCCCGAACATCGATATGTTGATAAAACAAACTGGGTTATTCGATGGGCAGAAATTGCGCAAGAGTGGGGGCTTGATTCCATAACATTTTGGGGGCATGATCACAAGGAATTTATTTCCAAAGTGATCGAGAATCAAAACGTTGCCAAGGAATATTCAAGGCTCTACAGATCAAGAAAGCCTCATTTTGAAAATGAGACTTTCAAAAAAACATATGAGGAGTTTTATATGGCAGTTCCAAAAACAGACGAAAAAAGAATCAAGGTAGAATTCCCGAATGGATACAAAACCGAACTCCGCGAATCCGTTGCAAATATCATGATCGGAAAAGGTCAGGCTAAAAAGATCGGAGATGTTGAATCTTTAAAGGCCAAAGCTAAGACAGAAGCTGAAGCAAAAGCGAAGGAAGAGGAAGAGGCCAAAGCTAAGGCAGAAGCTGAAGCAAAAGCGAAGGCCGGAAAATGAGCTCCTACAGGGTCGCGAAAAATACAACTTTGACTCGAAGAAAACAACGGTTTAATTCTGGAGTTATTATTCCCGACGGAGTAATTCCAAAAAATGAACTCGAAGTTTTCCTTGATTGCGGCATGATCGAGAAAATCGAAACCGTAAAGCACGAAGCCGAAACTAAAATTAGGGATAGGAAATGAATCTGAAAACACTGGCCGAAGCTGACGGCGCAATCGTACTTGAAGACGCGGATGATGGATTTGCCGTCCCGGTTACTCTCACGATTCCCGCCGTTGATATTTATTCTGAGCCGGTAGTTTTGCAGGTCAACGGGATTTATAATCGGATCGGTGTTTTTTTTGATCCAGATACTGGCATACAGGTTCCTGGCGATACTTCAGCGGTGACGGTAAGGCTTTCTTCGATTGCACCGCATGAGCCAAATGGAACTTGGACAATATCAGTTCAAGATATTACAGGGGCAACAATTACCGGGAAACCGATGAAGCCTCTATTTGATCGAAGCCTTGGCTGCGTGACTATGTTTTTCAAGAGGGGATAATGGCAAAAATATCAAGAGGATTCGACGATTTAGCATTAGATAATCTCTTGATTGCATTGCAGATTTTTTCCGCTGAACAAGAACTTGAAGAAGCGGGGATCGGTTTTAATGTCGCCCGCGATCATATCAGCGCTATTGAAAGCCGGATGTTTCCTTTTGTAAATATTTATTCACCGTCAACGGATACGGCATCAAAAGGATCAAAATTATACAGCCAAGATATTACAACGTTTTACGCTGATCTTTATACAAGGGGCGACGATTCGATCATTGATGATTCCGTTGCTATGAGTCGTCTTTATTATTTAAAAGAACAAGTAAAATATGGATTATTTAAATTAATTAATGCGGATTTAAATTTTCCAATGGGAACTATATCATCTAAAGAATGGCCCTCATGGCAATTCTTTAATCCTAAAGAGGATGAAATAGAAACTCCCGTTGTCGCTGGTAGATGGATTTTTAAATTAGGAAATGACTGGAAAGCCGAAGATATTGAAGGCGTTCCATTAAATCAAATACAGGTTTCAGTGACAAAAGAAACGGCTTCTTTATGGGCCGCAAAATACACATACGGAGGATCGTAGAATGATTACGTTTGAAACTGTGAATGACAACGCAATCGCATCGGCGACATTTATAGAAAATAAATTTCGCAAAACCGGAGTATCTGGCCCTATTCCGCAGAAGGTGGCAGTTCTCGCGCATTACAATGCCGGGAAAACTCCTACGGAAAATGTCGGCGTAAAAATTGAAAGCGTTGACGATGCCGCAGATCGCGCCGGGCTTGGATCAATGGCGCATCGAATGTTCCAAAAACTTTTTGGAGCAATCGGATCGGCGCTGATTGATCTCTATTGGTTTCCTTTGGCCGCAGGTACTGGCTCAAGCACGGGAACTATTACTGTCGCGGTAACAACTGTCACGGCAGGAACAAAAAACTTTTACATTGCCGGGAAGAAAGTCCCCGTCATTATCGCCGCCGGTTTAAGTGCAAACGCAATCGCCGCTTTGATCGTTGCCGCCGTAAACGCGGATACGTCTTTGCCGGTTACTGCCGCCGCCGTAGATAACGTGGTTACTCTTACCGCGAAATGGACGGGTCTATCAGCGAATCAGATTACCATCGAAGCCGATTTAGGATCGGGAGATTCCAGCATAGCCCCCGGCGGATGCACGTTTGCAATCGTGGACATGTCGGGCGGATCGGCGAATCCTTCAATCGCAACGGCTCTGGCAAACTTCGGAGACACGTTTTATACTTTCGTAGTCTGCCCGTTCAACGAAGATGGATCTGTCGATCTTCTAGAAGCCGCTGGCGCGGTAAGAATTGGCGATTCCGTCAAGAAGCCATTTGTCGGCGTTATCGGTTACAATGACACGAAAGCGAACTACATCACATGGCTCGGTAGTCGGAATTCGCCTTGGTCAACTTCGATGCCTGTTGAAGGAAGCCCGAACCATCCGGCAGAAATCGCCGCATCGGTTGCAGGTGCTTGCGCGGCTTCGGCTCAACGCGATCCGGCCCGTCCGTTCAAGGATTTACTGCTTTACGATATTATGCCGGGATCTGGCGCGGAATGGACAGGATCGGAAAAAGACGCCATCGAATTGATCGGCGGGTCGGCGTTCAAATTGATCAATGGAGCAGTTTACATCCATGATCTTTTAAATACCTATACCACAAACGAATACGGGGCCGCCGATGATTCTTGGCGTTATGCCGTGACGATTACAAATATCCAGGCGAAGTATTACAGCATGGATGCCGTTTTCGGAGCCGATCCGTTCAATCGCGGGATCGTTGTCGATGACAATGCGATAACGTCGAAACCATATGCGATCAGTCCGACGAAAGCGAAAGCCTACGCGATTTCTCTTGTCGATTACTGGATTTCCCAGGGATGGAGCAAAGAACGCGATGCGATTGTCGCCGGTATCGTTACGGAAATCAATGCTCTTAATCCAGGACGGATCGACATTTTGATTCCGGATATTATTTCCGTCGGATTGCGGATTGTTGCAATCAAATACAATTGGGCCTTTCAGGCCGCTTAATGGAAGGTGAATCATGACAGTAAAAGGCGGAGACATTCGACAGTTCACCCTTGAGGGTAGAAATTATGATGTCAAATCGGAATCCGAAGTTGAAATCAATCTCGGCGGTTTTGAAAACGAAGCGATCACGTCAGGAAATGGAAATGTCGGGGCAACTCAAAAGAGAGTCCCGGCAAGCATGACAGGTCTTGCCATAATTGCCGATGATGAAAACGGAGATTTTCAAGCGCTCAAAGATTTATCGGACAGCGGGAAAACCGTTCCGATGTCTTTGACTCAAGCCAATGGAATCGTCTATTCTGGATCGGTTTTTATTACCGGGCCGGTAGTCAAAAAAACATCGGACGGATCAATTGATCTGTCCGTAAGCGGATCAAAAATAGAAAAAATCTAAAAGGTGATTTATGGCGAAAATTGAAAAGAGAGCGGCGGAACAAGAACTAAACAGAATGCTGAAATTTTGGAGGGTCGAGAATATCGATCCTTCATTTAAAAATAAATTGATTTCGGCAATTTCTGACGGTCGGATTACGCTAAAAGAAGATGATGAAATCATGATTATCGAATTGATTAAGCCGGTTCAACTTGAAAACGGATCAACAATTGATAGGCTGGAAATCAAAGAGCCAGATGTCAGGCAAATGGAAAATCTGGACAAGATGGATCGATCAAAAGAATTCGAGATGACGGCTTTCATGATTTCATTAATGACTGGCCAGCCTGTTGGAGTTATCGAGCGTCTTAAGTCCAGAGATTTTTCAACAGTCGGGGCGCTAGTAGGATTTTTTTTCTAACTGGGCCATCTAATGCGGTTTGGCATTCAAGGTGGCCTAATAAATTAGAAATAATGGAATGGGCCGTAGCTTCACGGTTCCATTTCCAAGATTCTGAAATCCGTAATATGAAAATTACGCGATTGATATTTTGGTATGAAGGTCATACGGTAATTTGTAAAGAAGAGTTTCAAGCTCTTCATCCTGAAAAAAAATAGGAGGTTATCACGTGGCTACAAAGTTTGTAGTTTCTACAATGTTTAAAGCACTCGACGGGATGACTGGCCCTATAGGATTAATGACAAAAAATGTAGTTAAAGCCGGAACCAAAGTCAACGATCTGACAAAAAAAATGAAAGAAGGTTTTTCCGCAGTTGGTAAGGTGGCAAAACCGATAGCGGTAGGAATTGGCGCAATCGGAGCTGCCGCAGGGGCAGCCGCGATTGGAATTTTTAAATTGACCGAAGCGGTATCGACCGCAGGTGATGAAGTGGCAAAGACTGCAAGATATCTTGGAATGAGTACGGACGCATTCCAAGAATTTCGATATATCGGAGAACGTTCAGGGCTTACCGTTGATGAAATGGATACAGCTCTGAAAAAATTGACGGTCAACTTGTCGAAAGACTCAAGCGAAATTGAAGAAAGCCTCGCATTGATGGGCTTGACGGCTGAACAAATAAAAGCCGCCGGGCCCGATCAGGCTCTTAATATGATTGCCGAAGGAATGAAAGGAATTACCGATCCTTCAACAAAAGCAAAAATTGCCGTTGATATTTTCGGAAAGTCTGGAATTAAAATGGTCAACGTTTTAGGCGAAGGAAAAGACGGAATGGCGCAATTGGCGGAAGAAGCTCATCGCGTCGGTTATGTCATGGGAACCGAAACACTCGATGCATCTGAACAATTAAACGATCAAATTCTGAATATGAAAACAAGTTTCAAAGCAATCGGAAATCAGATAGCGTCAAAATTTATGCCGATGGTAACTAATGCAGTAGTAAATATTACTGATTTTATGGTTGCGAATCGTGATACTATTTCCGGCGTTGTCGATTCTCTTGTTAGTGTATTTGGAGGACTTGGGCCGATAGCGTCAAGTTTACTTCCTACGATGATGAATGCAGTTCAAGGATTGGGGAAAATATTGACAAAAGCATTATCGGACGCTGCGCCATTACTTAATAAAATCGGGGCCGCGTTTGCCGAATTTTTGCCGATTGTAATTGATATCGCCATGACAGTCGGAGAATTATTAGGGCCAGCCTTTGAATTGTTGGCCCCGGTTTTGGATATAGCTTTCGGATTAATTACCGGTTTATTAAAGGCCGTCTCGTGGCTTGTTAGGATGTTATCATCTGTTATAAAACCATTAATCAATATGCTGACCGGTATTTTTAAATTTCTAAAAGATTCTCTTTTTGGTATTTGGGATGGAATTGTCGCCGCCGCCCAATTTGTATGGGATGGGATTGTTGCCGTTGCCAAGTTTGCCGCCGGTCTTATTGTGGCCGCATGGGAAGGCGTAGGAAGCTTTTTCTCTGGTCTTTGGGAAGGAATAGACGCCGGGGCCAATTGGTTATGGGATCGAATGACAGAAGGCGCAAAGGCCGCCGTCGATATGCTCAAAGGTGTATTTGATTGGTTTGTTGGAATCCAGGATAAAGTCGGAATGTTTTTCGGCGTTGATTATAAAGCCCAAAGAGACGAATTTAATAAGAAATTTGAATCTCAAATGGCGGCGAACGGTTTCCCGGTAGGGAGTCAAACGCAAACAATACAATCGAATTCGACAACTAAAAATACGCTTGATGTCAATTTTAATAATACTCCTGTCGGGACTTCGATGAAAGCAACAGGCCCGACGGCTCCTAATATTAATGTAAATATGGGAAAGCCTGCATGGCTACAATAAAGGGAATTTATGCCGAATATTAATCGGATTAGAGAATTAAAATATAAATCACCTTCAGGAATTGAGTTTACTCTTTTATATTCAGATGTCGAACGCTCTGGAAGTAAAAAGATAGCTGTTCACGATTTACCGCAACAGGATCGCGCAATTGTTCAGGATCTCGGTGAATCTCCGGCTCCTTTTTCTATTTCGTGTTATTTAATCGGAGACGATAGCGATGAAATAGGCGATTCTTTGGCCTTAGCTTTAACGGAAAAAGGCTCTGGAATATTGCAGCATCCAAGATGGGGCGATATAGAAGTCATTCCTATGACGTGGGCACAAAAAGAAAGCATGACCGATGGAATTGGACGAGTCGATTTTCAGATTCAATTTTTTCCATTTAAGTCAACCGATGCAAGTACGGGCCTAACAAGTACGGAATCGAAAAAAGATAAAATAAATCAAATAACGGAATGGGCCGTAATCACAGCGGTCAAGGATTTTGTTGCATCAATACAGACTCAAACGGCAACGGCTCTATCGACTAGTAAAACATACACTAAGGATATCGTTGATAAGTTTGCAAATGAAATGAGAAAATATGCCACTGCCGATCCTGCATTAGCGGCAGATTTTGAAAAAGCAATCACGGTTTTTAATAATGATTTAGACCTTATTTTTTCAGATCCTGAAAAGTTTATAAATAATGTTCATAAGATTTTTCAAATGCCTTGGGCGGCGTCTTCTTATGTTGCGTCAAAAATACAATCGTATAAAAATATAATTGATGAAGCCGTATCTACTGCCGGGACTACATGGAATGAAACAGTGATGGCTTGCCAGATATTATTTGGATTATCCGCCGGGGCTTCTGAATCTTCAACAGATGGTATTTTAGAGAATAGGCCTGATTCGATTGCAATCGAAGAAAATCTTGATTCAATACAACAAAGCGTCAACGCTTGCATTTCTAGTGCCAGTAATTACGTCGGATATGTTTTTGATTTTGAAGGAATGTCAGGAATTAATGAATCATTAATAACATCAAGAAGATACATTTTAGATAATTTATATAATTTAAAAACTGAGATAGTCATTACGATAGCATCTGAAATTCCGCCTATAAAAATGTGCTGGTTATATTATAAAGATGTTTCAAAGCTTCAAAAGTTTATTACTGATAATAAACTAAAGGGAAATGAAATTATACTTTTACCAGTTGGCCGTCAGGTGGTTTTCTATGTCTAATTTAAATATAATTGACATTGTAACACTTGAAACAGGCGGCAAAATATTTCAAGGATGGGAACAATTAACCATTACAAGAGCATTGGAAAGCGGGGCCGATGGTTTTTCATTCATGGCCGCTTTTGATTCAAATAATCAGGATATAAAAACATCTTTTAAGCCTTATGAATATCAAGAATGTAAGGTAAAAATTGATGATGAATTAATAATTACAGGTAATATCGATACACCTGCATTTGATATTTCTATTTCAGGAAATAACGTTAATATTCAGGGTAGAAGCAAAACAGGCGTTTTGATCGATTGTTCTTATGATGGGAAAAGTTATCAATTCAGAAATATGACTTTAAAAGATATCGCGTCGGCTGTTTGCTCACCTTTTGGAATTTCTGTAAATTGTATAAATAACTCAGGAAATATCATCGAGGCGATTTTAGAGCCAGGGCAGACGCCTTTTGAATTTTTATCAGGACTTGCGCAGGCTAATTCATTATTGATTTCAAACGACATCAACGGTAATTTATTGATATTTAAGCCTGATATTTTATCCGCTCCAGTTCAGAATATAATCGAAGGAAAAGACAATTTTATATCAGGATCATCATCATTCGATGGACAGTCAAGGCACTCAATTATAAAAGTAAATACTCAACAGGATGGCGGTAATAGTATTCAAGGAATTGCTATTGATAATTTTATTACGAAATATAGGCCTATAATTATAAACGGATCGGAGACCGATGGACAAAATATAATAAAAGCTGCCGAATGGAAACGCGCTCAAATGTTAGCCGCAAGCTTTGGAATAAATGTAATCATGGCAGGGTTTAGAACTCCGTCCGGTGTCTTATATTCACCCGGCCATATTGTTACTTTAAAAGCTCCATCAATTTATATTTATAATGAAACTCCGTTTTTAATTGCCGAAGATACATTCTCAATCGATCCATCCGGTAAAACTACTTCAATGCGGCTTGTTTTATTATCAACATATTCCGGAGAAATGCCAAAGGCGATGCCATGGGGATAATTAGCAATACTCTTTTAAAGATTAAAAATGCAACGTCAAAAACTCTAGGAAACGCTCCTGGGGCTTCAATTGTTATTACTGGCGAAGGCGTGCCAGGTCAGACGGTAGAAAAAGAGCTTTACCAAGGACCCGGAATATTGTCTTCGCCCGGAGACGATGTAAGAACTATTATGATACCAGTCGGGCGTGGTCGGTATTCTGTTTGTATTGGCGGGCATAATTATTCACTTAATATATCAGTTTCTAAGGGCGGGACGGTAATATACTCAACCACTCCGGACGGTAAAACGCTTAAATCAAAAATATATCTAAAACCGGATGGAACAATCGAATTAAATGGATCATCAAAAACGTTCGTCACTCATGCAGAATTAAACACGGCATTACAAACATTTATTACGGCTTTAAATATAAATTTTGGAACAAAACTTGACGGGGCAGGCGCTCCCGGTGTATTATCAGTAGATATATCGTCGGCAGCTACAAGCACGATAAAAACAGGCGGTTGAAATTGATCTGTTGCGAAGGAGATCCTAAATTAATAAAAACACAGGACGGCGTTGATTTTAACGTGATCAACGGACAGCCCGAAATGGATACAGGACTTCAAAACGCGGTTTTTTTGTCACTATTTACGCGGCCTGATTGGATCGGAAACGCATTGGCTGAATCGGATTCCGAAAAATATAATGCTGATTTTCAGCAGATTCTAACACGTCGTCTTGATAATCAAACACGACTTGACGCCATATCCTACGCTAAACAAGCCCTTGATTGGATGATTGCCGAAAAGGTTGTAAAGTCAATTTCTGTAATTGCCGAAATTCCAAAAACCGGATTCCTTGCAATTGAAATCAATCTTGAACAAAATGAGAAATCAGTTAGTTTTATTTATACGATTAATTGGACAGAAATGATCATAAGAGAGGGGGCGGCATGATTACAACTCCGACGCCTGCGCAAATTTACGCGCAAAAAATAGCCGATTTTGAATCAGCACTTGCGCAAACGATGCCATCTGTCTCGAAATCATTTTATAGGACATGGGCAAAATCGGACTCATTATCAGAGGCCGGAATTTATGAATATGCAAAATGGCTTTATAAGCAGATTTTCCCACAAACTCAAGATGAAGAGGCCTTGATGTATTTGGGCGGACGTTTTGGAATAACCAGGACGGCGGCTACTTCTGCAATTTTAGCAGCAACGGCAACGGGTGAAAACGATACCATAATTCCAGCCGGTACGCTTTGGCAATTTAATGGAATTGTTTATAGTCAGTCAGATGACGTAATAATTGCAACTGGAACGGCTACAATTGAAATAGAATCGTTGACGTTAGGATCGGATGGAAATATTGATAATGGCGGATCTGTTTCTTTAGTCTCTCCATTGGCTGGCGTTGACGATGATGCAACAATTACAAGCACGACAACAGAAGGGGAAGACGCCGAAGAAATCGAGGATTACCGATCAAGGGTAATTTCTCGCATGTCTCAACAGCCGCAAGGCGGGGCAACTCCAGACTACATACAATGGGCGCTTGAAGTCGCCGGGATCGTCAAGGCGTTTGCTTTTAACGATGGGCCGAACAATGTGATTGTTTATCCTCTTCAATCTTTGACAACTGATCGGATTCCAGCCGCTCCAAAACTGGCAGAAGTTGAAACGTATCTAAACGATACAGGTAGAAAACCACTTTGCGCGAATGTATCAGCCGAAGCCATGACAGAACGTGAAATCACATTGACTGTATCATCGATTAATCCTGATAACGTAGCAACAAAAGCCGCGATTGAATTGGCGATTAACGATTATTTGTTGACGTGTTTTCCTTTGCAATATCCTGATGAATCGAATCCGACAAATATCATTTCACTTTCGACGCTTTACGCAGAAGCAAGAGGAGCCGGGGCAAATAGTATTTCTATGACTATGACGATTGACGGCGTTCCTGGGGATATCGAAGCTTATACTTTGCAAGATTCCGAAATTGTAAAATTGGCGGATATCGTATGGCCGTAATTTTAAAGGCGATTGAATCGCTATTACCGGAAGGCGAGGCTTGGCGATTTGTCGGCGATGAAAAAAAATCGATTGAAGCGGCATCTTTAAATAAAGAACGCGCAAAGCTTTATCTTGAAAATGCTTTAATAGAAGCCGATCCTTTGACGGCAACTAATTTGATTGATGAATGGCTCGATGCTCTTGGAATAAAGGCTAATGATGATTCAACATTATGGGAAAAAAGATCACTTGCCGATGCAATGTATACATCGATTGGTGGCCAGTCTATTGATTATATCAACGGTGTAATTCAAAAGGCTTTCCCGGATGTTTATATCGAAGAAAATGAAGAATCCGGGGAACTTGTGGCATCGTTTACCGTTCTAGGATTTTTTCCTTTTTCATCTGATATTGTTCAAGTAAAAAGTATTTTGACGAGAATAGCTCCATTACATTGTGAACCGATTTATAATGTGAGGCCTGTTTACGATGGAGACATTGCGCGGTGCTATATTGGATCTACTGGACGTGCTATTTGTGGAAGAGGTGAGACTTCATATTCTCCGACTGATGGAGAAATTGCGATATGCGGCGTTGGTCGCGTTGGATTAGGAATAACAGGGAGGGATGACTAATGAATCATACAATCGCGCCGGGATCATCTGGCGGAAATTACGTAGACGATAATCCTTCAGGTGGTATCGTCGGGACTCTTTTAATTGCCGCTGATAGAAATCTAGAAAAAAACGAATTGTGCAACGCCGTAGAGGGTGCAGGATTAACGCTGTCATCTGTTGATGCAACGCAAGTTTTACAGGCGATAAAAAGAATTTCAAAAGAAAACGGTAAAGAACTCGGGGAATTGTTTTTTTTACAAGAAGAAAAAGCACCTGTTGAATTCTCGGTCGCAAATCAAGATACCTATTTCCCAGGATTTTGTTTGACAAATTTTGATTCTGTGGCAACTCTTGATGTCGCAAATTGTCCTTTGCTTGTGCCATGGCTGCGCGCCAGAAAGCAAATATTCATGGAAGGGCTGACAGGTGAGCTGACAGAATTACCAATTACCAATTGGGCGATTGCTTCAAATATTGTTACATTGACGGCGTCGAACACGGCGGCCAATATTGCGTGGTTAAACGCTCTTATCGAAGATAAAAACGTTCACGGTTCATATACGAATTGGCGCACGGTTACTCTTGCATCAGCCATTGGAAACGTTCCGGCTGGTACTTATGCGATAACTGAAATTGATTCAGTAAACCGTTATATAAAATTTGCATTGACCGCCGGGAATTCATCAGGTTCTGTGACTGCTGCCGTTGAGTTTTATCCGTACAGAATACCTGGATCGACGACAACAGCGCGGGAATTTTCGATGCGCGGATTGTCGATATCAGGGCAAGGCGATGGGAATTTCTACATGATGAATGGACTGCGTAGGCGCGGGTTTATGCAGGGTCACTATCATAATGCTGGACACTTTATATCGGGATCAGTAAATGCATTTCTTGGAACAGGTACTGGGGGTGGTGGATCTTATGCAGATCATCCAGGTTTAAACGAAATAAGAGCGCCAAAAGATGACGGATCAAATGGTACTCCTCGAATAGGACTTGAAACGCATTCGCCGTTGGTTGCATCTCATATCTATCGACATGTCGGGAGGTATTTAGCATGATAGAAAAAATAATTTTTATCAAAGACGGTAAAAAAACAGTGATCGATAATCCAGATCCGATCCACGTGGCCGCCGCAAAGGCCACTCTCGAAAGCTGGAATCATGATAATCCTGATAATTTAGCAACGCTTGAAATCGTCGAAAAAGAAGAAAAAGAAAAGAAGGAGAAAAAAGAATGATCCCCTGGATTATCGCCATTGCCATAATTTACGCGGTGATCATGACTTTGATTTGCGTATGGCTATGGAAGCGCAACAGTAAGATATCCGATGAATTGCGCTCTGAAATGGATAAAACGTCCAGTTTACGCGCAACTTTAGATCGACGGGACAAGCTCATAGCCGACTTAAAAAGGATTGAAAATGAAACCGAAAAGAAAAAAGAATCTTATCATACTGGCGATAATCGCGCTGATTTTGATAAGTCAGTTTCAGAGTTGCGTAACCTGCCCAAAAAATCCAAGTCCTGATCCTATTGCTGTCGTCGTCGAGGCCGTCGAGTTCCCGGAATTTCCAGATCCGGGAAGCGCGGAATTGACAGGAGATATCGTGAGCATGCCGCTTGACTTATGGCTTGCGATTGTTGATTATGTTATGGAAATTGAACAAATAAGACTAGAGATTGAAGCGGCTAAGGCTGCAAAGGAAGGGAGCGAATGAAACTTATTTTATCATGGTTGAGATTGGTTTTTATCTGGATTCGTGACAAGCTTATTTTCATCTGTAGAAAAATCAGATCGTTTTTTAAACGGTTTACGATTTCCGCCGGATGGACAAACAACTTCGAGTTCATTTTACTTGGCTTAAAAATTATGACTCGTGAAGAAATGGACACTATTCTTGTTTTTGAAATCCGTTTTTTAAAGGCTCATTTCGCTATTTATTTTGAGTAATCCATGAGCCTTGGATATAGCAAAGAATGGGCAAAATACGAAAAGCAACTCAAGACATTAGGAGACAAAGTTTATCCTATAGTGATAGCGGAAACTCTTAATCAAGTGGCCGGTTTTGCCCATTATGCTAGTCAAAAAAATCTTAGAACTAAATTCACATTAAGAAATCGCTATGTAGAAGGCGGACTAAAATTCTGGAAAGCGAATCCGAAAACGAAGATCGAAAAAATAAACGCGGTCACGGGATCAATCACGCCGTTTATGGGAATGCAGGAAGAGGGCGGGATACGAAAACCGAAAAAAGGGAAGTCATTGGCAATTCCGACACTCAGGGCCAGGGGTGGAAATAAAGCCTCAAGAATAAAAAAGCGTTATTACGCTGGCCAGTTATCGGGCGGGCTATTTGTCGGAAAAGCCGGAAAAACTGCAAAGTTAGGTATTTTTGAGAGATACGGAAAAAAGAAAAATAAAATCCGCATGATTAGAAACTTGGCACAAAAAACCGCAAAAGTAAAACCAACTCACTGGCATACTGAGGCTATGAAGCACTACATGAAAGGTTCAGTCATCGAAAAAGAATTCGTAAGAATATCTCAAGAAGTATTAAAAAGATTTTAAATAACTCTTGACAAATAGATTTTCAGAGCTTAGTATTCATTAAATCGATGCGGCGGCACGAAGAAAATAAAGAGGTTTTTATCAGAGATCGGGCATGATTAGCCGCCGCTAGTTTTGCCTTACCCGCTCCATCGGGGATCTCTGGTTGAAACCTCTTTTTATTTTATTAATAGGAGACTCAAAATGACAGTTTACCAGCAGTTAAAACACAGGGAAGAAAAATGCATTATCGCCGGGATTAATGCCAGCGATCCGCGCATGGTTAGAATGTGGCAAGGGAATGCGATGTTATTGGATGAGAAAAGACGGAAAATTGAAAGTCAAAAAAATATAGAAAATAATGATTTGTCAGATTTTACATTTTGTTTCATCGAATATTTAAAAAGGCCAATGTCAAATTTTGATAGATATAAATTAAAATATGAGCTTGGAAAAGAAATAACAAAACTCTTCCCAAAATCCGGGAAAATAATCGCCGATGCTTTAAACGGTGATATAAAATAAAAACCTATGAAACTATTTGAGCAGGCCAGATCATTAATCAATTCTACAATCATCGAAAACCTGTTTTCATGTCCTGGGTCTTATTGGGAAAACGGTGAGTTTTGGACTCTCAATCCTACACGGTCAGATTCTAACGTCGGGAGTTTTTCAATTACCGATGAAGGATTATGGCATGATTTCGCGGGCAGTGACTCCGGTGATTTGATTGACCTGCTTGTCGAATGGAAAAATATTACAAAAGTAGAAGCGGCAAAAGAAATCATTTCCATGGCTGGGCAGTCTCCGGACGATGACAGACAAGATTTTAAACCTGCCGAAAAATCACATACAAAAGTAAAATCAAAAGATAAATATAAACCGAAAATGCCGATAAGCGAGGAAATCGCCTGCACTTTAAAAGATACTTGCGCCCAAAACTGGGCCGTAGAAAAATATGGAAAAGCAGTCAGGGGTTGGCGATGGAAAAACGAAAAAGGTGAAATATTATATCTCACAGTAAGACACGAAAAAGTAATTGACGAAAAAATACAAAAAGACGTAGTCCCGTGGTTTTACGGTGAAGATGATAAATGGCATCCTGGTCAACCTCTTGATTCTGGCCGTCCACTTTATCGACTAGACGAATTATCCGCATTGCCGGACGATGCACAAATTGACATTGTTGAAGGCGAAAAATGCGCTTCAATAGAAACTGATTTATTTTTAATCACATGGACGGGCGGCACTAATGCAGTCCATAAAACAGATTGGGCGCCTCTTTCGAGATTTAAAAATATAAGAATCTGGCCGGACGCTGATAATCAACTCGATAAAAACGATAAATTGATTCCGTGGCAAAAACAGCCCGGAATGAAGGCCGCTCTTGAAATTGCAAAGCGATTGCCGCAATCTGTTATTTTAGATACTAGTGAGATGGTAAAGGTAAAAAACGGATGGGACATAGCAGACGCGCAAGAATCCGGGATGAATATCGGAGAGCTGCTTCAAAAATTTAAGCCAATAAAACCGGATATTGAAATTACTCGGCCAGATAATCCGGGCGCACCTTTTATTTGTTTAGGCTATGATGATTCGCGTCACTGGTTTATGAGGCGCGATATTAGATTAATCTATTCGATTGAGATGGGACATTTTACAACGTCAAAACTCGGAGAGCTTGCGGAACTTGCATTCTGGGCAGTGGCCGGACATGTTACGGATTCAAACGGAATTAAACTGGCAACGGCTCAAGATGATTTGACACACATGAGCCGGAGCGCCGGGCGTTATGATCCTGAAAAAATAAGAGGCGCGGGAGTTTGGAAAGACAACGGGGAATTTATAATCAACGATGGAAACTGTATAATAAAATACAACGGTGAAAAAATATCATACAATGATTACAAGTCAAAACATTTTTATATTTCGTCTTCAGTTAAGTTTCCAGAAATGCAAGGCGATATTTCAACCATCGAAGAGGGGCGACTTCTTGAAGAGCTTTTTTATGTTCAAGATTTTGTAAATCCGGCTCACTCTGTTTTAGCGATGGGTTGGGCGCTGATTGCTAACTTTGGCGGAATTTTGAAATGGCGTCCACATATCTGGCCGACGGGAAAACAAGGATCAGGTAAAACATGGGTTCTTGAGAATCTGATAAATCCGATAACGGGGTCATTCGCTCACGTAGGATCGGGGAAGGACTCCGAAGCCGGGATCAGGCGCGCTTTGAATATGGATGCCCGCTCTGTTATCCTTGACGAAATGGACCCAAAAAATCAACGCGCTCGCGAGAAGGTAATGGCGATTTTAGAGCTTGCCAGAAATGCCAGCTCGGACGGCTCTGGAAATATTACTCTTGCAGCTACAGACGGGGCAGGCGTTCAAAAGTTTAAAATCCGATCATGTTTTTGTTTTGGATCGGTACACATGCTAGAAGATGACGCGGCCATCGCGTCGAGAATCTCACGGCTAGAAATGCGCGTTGTCGTAAATATGAAAGACAAGATTTCAAAGTCCGATCCGATCCGTGAAAAAATAATGATCGATCCCCAAAGGTTTACACGTCGAATATTTAAATCACTCGACAGGATAATTTCAGATATTAAATATTTACGCGAAATCCTGCTAAAGAATTTCGGAGAACAGAGAAAAATTGACCAGCTCGCCCCGATGCTTGCCGCCGCATGGGCAGTGCAATCAGAAGAGACTATTGAGAGTTCACAGGAAGGAAAAGACTGGTTAAGTAAATATGTAATCGATTTAGAGCGTCCGGACGGCGGGTCAATGGACGATGAGGAAGAAGTTATTAATCATATTTTATCATCTCACATAAGAATAAACGACACCAAAGACGGAGTAAAAACAATCGCAGAATTAATGTATTTAGGATTTGTTTTAAATAATAATGAATATACCGAAACTCTGGCAAGGTACGGAATAAAAATAACCGTAAAAGATAAAGAAAAATTTCTGGCCATTGCGAAAAAATCGGATCAAATAAAAAACTTATTGAAAAATACGCCTTACCAATACAGCTACGATTCACAGTTAAGACGGCATAGGTATTGCATAAATGATAAGGCAGTCCAGGTCAGAATGGCAGGGATGCAAGTTCAAGCGTATTTATTGGATTGGTATCAGTTCAAAGAAAACTATTTGTCAGATGACGAATTGAAACAAGAAAAGGAAATTCCATTTTAAGAGGAGAAAAGAATGAAGTTATTTTTTAAGGGAACGTATGAAGATAATTTTTCGGCTTTTTATGAGGCAGAAAAACATCTAAAAGAAAACGGATATTCCGTTGGGAGTATGTGCCAGAATGGCCCGATTTATTTTAAAAAAGGAAATTTCCGTATAGCTAAATGCAGGAATATGTCGGATGAAGATAGGAAGATATGTGACGGCTATATGAAATGCGATGACTTCAGGAATGCAGATGTCATATTGGTTTTTACGAATACTATAAGCCAAAATTAACAGGAGAAAAGAATGAAAGAGTACATTGATTTTTTAAAAGACAAAATCGCACTTGCGAAAGAGTCGGGATTTGACATTGACGAATCAGAGATTTCTGATTGCTTAAAGCCTCATCAAAAAGCGTCCGTCAAGTGGATGGTTAAAGGCGGATCGAGAGCTCTATTTTCCAGCTTTGGACTTGGTAAAACATTAACCCAGCTCGAAGTTTTGCGGATCGTTTTATCAAAAGAATCTGGCAAAGCTTTGATTGTCGCACCATTGGCCGTCCGTCATGTTTTCAAAGAAGACGCGAAAAAGTATCTTGGAATAGATATTAAATATGTTCGAACAATGCAGGAAATCGAATCATCCGATGAACGTATTTTAATTACAAATTATGAGCGCGTGAGAGATGGCGATATCGACCCGAAATATTTTACAGTAACAACACTTGACGAAGCATCTATCTTGAGGTCTTACGGATCGAAGACATATCAAGAGTTTTTAAAATTATTCAAAGGTGTAAAATATAAATATGTAGCAACAGCAACGCCTTCTCCGAACAAGTTTAAAGAGCTTATTCATTATGCTGGATATCTTGACGTAATGGATACCGGCCAGGCTTTGACAAGGTTTTTTCATCGCGATTCTACGCAAGCCAATAATCTGACTTTATATCCTCACAAGGAAAAAGAATTCTTTTTTTGGTTATCGACGTGGGCGCTTTTTATTGATAAACCTTCAGACCTAGGTTTTGATGATACCGGCTATTCATTGCCGGAATTAAAAATCATCGAACATGAAGTAGCAGTTGACCATTCATCAGCTCGACCGGATGACGATGGACAGACTAAACTTTTTAGAGAATCGGCCAATGGGTTAAAAGATGCGGCAAAGGAAAAACGGGATTCCGTAGATCTTCGCGTCAATAAAATGATGGAAATAATCGGCGACAATCTAGATGATCATTTTGTTATATGGCACGATTTAGAAGCTGAAAGAAAAGCAATCAAAAAAGCGTTACCTGATAGCGTTGAAGTATTTGGCTCTCAAGATTTAGAAAAAAATGAAGAAATCACAACCGCATTCGAAAAAGGTGAACTAAAATACTTGGCAACAAAGCCAAGCATAAGCGGTCAGGGATGCAATTTCCAATACCATTGCCATAAAGCCATATTCCTTGGCATCGGGTATAAGTTCAATGATTTCTTACAGGCCGTTCACCGCATTTATAGATTTTTACAATCTCAAGAAGTAGAAATCCACATCATATTTGCCGAGAGCGAAAGATCTATTTATGATGTTCTACTTCAAAAATGGGATCAGCATAATAAGCTTGTAAGTCAAATGACAAAGATCATAAAAGAATACGGGTTGTCTTTGACGAACATCGAAGAGAAATTAAAACGTTCACTTTTTATTGATCGTATGGAAATATCATCGAAAAAATACAGGTCAATTTTGAATGATAACGTTCTTGAGATTAAGAACTTTGAAGACAATTCCGTCGGAATGATTTTAACGTCAATTCCATTCTCGAATCATTATGAATATACTCCGACATATAACGACTTTGGACATAATACGAATAATGACACGTTTTTTGAACAGATGGATTATTTGACACCTGAACTTTTGAGAGTTCTAAAACCTGGAAGGATTGCCGCCGTCCATGTAAAAGATAGAATCTTGTTCGGTAATGCAACAGGGACTGGAATGCCGACTTTGGATCCGTTTCATTGCCTAACGATTACCCATTTTTTAAAGCACGGTTTTCAATTGGTCGGGATCATTACGGTATTGACGGACGTAGTCAGGGAAAACAATCAGACATATCGATTAGGATGGACGGAGCAGTGCAAGGACGGCTCAAAGATGGGAGTCGGCTGCCCTGAATATGTTTGTATTTTTAGAAAACTATCATCTGATTTGTCGAACGCTTACGCGGATGATCCGGTTGTAAAATCGAAAAAGGATTATACACGCGCCAGATGGCAGGTTGACGCAAATGCATTTTGGAGATCATCCGGTGATCGTCTTTTGACGATGGAAGAATTAAGAATGACGCAGGTATCAGACCTTCAGGCAAAATATAGAGAGTTTTCAAGAGAAAATATTTATGATTATGATGATCATATTTCGCTATCAGAGGAACTTGAAGAAGATGGAAAGTTGCCAGCTTCTTTTTCAGTCGTTGCGCCAGGGTCATGGTCGCCTGATATTTGGGACGATATCAACAGAATGATTACATTGAATTCTGAACAAAAAAGAAAAGACCTCTCGATGCACATCTGCCCTTTACAGCTCGACCTTGTGAAACGTTTGATTATTCGATATTCAAATAAGGGCGATATTG